AGGGTTCCATTCCTAGAGCCCTGGCAAGCAAGGTGTTGATTAGGCACCTGGCTTGCCCATCCGACAAGTCGGCTTGCGACGTTGTCACGGTCGATCCGACTCTGGATTGATACCAGTAGCCCTTGTTGCACATACTGCATGCAAGTAGGCTCGATGGCAATGATCCGCGGAGTTTTGAGCGTCTTAGGCACTGAGATGACCCTTGCGGGTCGCTCTGCGCCAGGTTCGAGGAGTTGCACATGCTCGAGGTCTTGGAAATACCTCCAGCTGGAAGCAAGATATTCCCCATGAGGGAACACTTGTTCCAGTCGCTCGGTCCATTCAGACTGACGCCACTTCGCGTTTCCGCGGAGGCCGTCAGCTGTGGCACCGGGGCCATGTCTTGGTCTGATTCTGCCGGCGTGAATATCATAGTCCACGCCACAGAACACATCAGACCAAAGAAGAGTACTGATACGAGAGAAGCTTCCAACCATTTCTGGTTGGATCTCTCGCGCAGACTCTGCAATCTCCTGCTCACACTCAACGTATCTCCTCATTGCGGCTTTCTCCCGTGCATCCGTGCACGGAAGGGATATCTTAGCGAACATCAGTGTGAACTGACGTATCGCGTGGATACACGCAATGGAAGGTTCGTCGAGTAGCTCGCCAGTCGAGCGGTTGAACACCTGGTCAAGGAAACCTCCTAGAAACAGGGGGAGACCACCTTTTCTCTGGAAACCAGAGAAAAGCGTAGGACCTACGAATCCTTGGTCAAGACTTCTCTCGAAGTCTTTTCCAAAGTTCGCAAGGGTAATCGTTAGAAACGAGTACCCCTCATGTTCAACACGCGCCACGACCTTTTTGAGGTCGTGACTGGTGCTTGTGCGACACCACATCCCCAGATCTTCGAGGATGCAACGCAGGAACGTGTTCAGGCTTTTCACTTGTCGGCTCCTAGTTATGGAGTCTGGCAAGATCCCTAGCCTCAGACCGTTCGCATTGCTGCGTGCAGATTCTAGGAGGAGAGGGGGCATTCCAGCCCCCTCCCCCCTACCAGGGTTTTCCTGGCGTCAGTTCTCACCACCAAGAAGCTTGGTGATGTTGGCACCCGAAGTGGCGTTGAGGTTGGCCAAGAAGCCATCCACAACTGCCTTCTGCTCCGCGATCGTGTAACCCGTCTTTGGCACGTCGACCGTGACATAAACTGTCATCGAGTACGGCGTGTTCTGGGCGGGGAACAGCGGGTCGGGAGCGTTCTTCGAGTGCACAATCTTGGCGGTCCGTCGGTTACGCTTGTTGTAAGCGTGAACAACCGACATCTGGACAGTTCCGTCGTCCTTGGAATAGGTCGAGCCGGAATTGTCCACCGACACTCGCGGAAGCGAGTGAGCGGTGCCAGAGATTGTAACTGACTGCGGGTCTGCGTAGGTCATGAAGCGAGTCGTCCTTGCGTGAAGGTTCTGCGCATACCGGACGGTACACACAGGTTCCAGCTAGGAAGATGACTATGGATTAGTCACCTTGAGCTAGCTGACCTGAGCCTCGGGCGAAACCCAAAGCTGTCAGGATGGCCCATTGCCGGTTAGTAAAACTAGCCGGGTTTGAGCCGAAACCGTAAGGGGTCGCCTTCATACGATGTTTTCTACGTGTGTAGAATCTCGTAGTGAAGGTGTTGAGGCCACTACGCTTTAACGTAGGTCCCACAACGGTACAGCTATGTTCTGATACAGTTTCCTGCATCAGATAGCCATACTTCATGACCAGGCCGTCAGAACTGAGATTTGTGGCATTGGCAATGTTATCGCCAATGTTCACAAACCAGTCTGAAAGCCAACTCCATGGTGCAAGGTTCCAGAGGACATCAGGAGTAATCCTGGTGCCCAGCAGAAGGTTCGCCTTCTGCTCGAGGAGTATCGCCTGATTCAGAACTGTGTTATCGTTCTGAAGGTGATACGTCCACGCCCCGCTGAACCAAGTATTCGTTACCGAATGCTCGGACTCCAGCAGTGAACCTGTCGTCTGCCCGTTGACAAACAGTGAATTCCAGGCCGCATCCGACCATCCAGTAGGCTTCAAGAGCTTACCAGATGCCGGTTGGTCTCGAATCCACGTGCTTATCTCGGGCGCAAACCGCGTTCTCCTCCGGACTATCTTGCCGGAGTCTCGCTGGTACTGTTTTAGGATGCTTGATGCATCCTTGACAGCCTGTGCAGTTGACTGAACATCATTCAGGATGGGTTTCCAACCAAATTCAAGGTTGAGGTACTCACCTCCGAGTTCTCGGAAGTGAGCAACTCTATCCTTGAGAAGGTTGAAGCCCGGAATGGCCGGAAGGCCTTCCCTCCTGAGTTCAGCCAGACTCTGCGCGAGTGAGACATGGGGAGAGGTAGGCGCCGTCCGCTTGATAGCGGCTGGCCCATAGTATCCCAGGCTCGAAAGAGCTGGAGTACCAGGATATGTACCTCTCTGATGGTATGAACGATCCGAGAAAATCGGACCGTCATAGCGTGAGAAGTACGGTGCACCTGTGTCGAGGTAGATGGAATCTCCCTCAACCCAGTTGACAACCGTATCAAACTCATGCCCGTTGTCGTACTTCGACTGTGGACCAGTTCGGTAATCTTCCCGCAGAGTGTTGTGAAACTCTCTGTAGTTAGATCCGAAGTCCTTGTCGGAGTCCAACCCATCATGCCCATGACCAGTTCTATAACTGGTGGTGGTTTGACGAGCCAATGTTGGACTCGGGTAGATGTCAGTGGCGTTCGTCCGAACCCACTGAGCACCTGCCGAGTTCTTGGAAGCGCATGTCTGAGGAGACATGAACTTCCGAGATTGAGTCACATTGGCCACTTGGAATTCCTCACGGAATTGGGCCCTGTGTAGCCATTACACAGGGGGTTAGCCGTCGGATATCTAATCCTTCCGGCTAGGCGTGGTTGTTACACCAGCACCAGGGGGGTCCCTTCG